GTCAATGCTCGGACAATAAGGCGCCCCAGCGGACTCGAACCGCTCGCCAGATTTCAAGACTCGAACTTGATTAACCTGTGAGATAGAATCGAACTATCTCCCCTTCGGGCGCATATAAAAAACCGCATCAAATCTGATACGGTTTATAGCAATTTACAGTGATTTATAGCAGTCTATTCCTGCCAGTCAAGATGTTGGATCACCTCCTAATCTTTAATAGCACGATTTGAAACCTTGGCGTAAACATCCACATAAGTCTCTTTCTTGTCTCCGTTATGCGTGATTTCTGCATAATTTCCACAAGGCTCGCTTGATGTAATTGTGTTCGTACTAACAAGAGCTTTCCAATTTTGAAGGGTCTTGCTAAACCAAACTACAAAGCAATCTTCTGCTTTGATTTCACGATCTGATAAGCGCGAAAATTCTTGTGATGCCAATTGTTTTGCTTTTTCTAACATTTCATTCCTCCGTTTTTTCATATGTTTCTGCAAAAATATCAGGCTTGCATGGATAAAATTCACCTTGCACGCCTTTGATGATGTAGTCACCTTCTGTTGCAATCATCAATCCTTCAAGTGTTTCTATTTTTAAAATTGGATTATCTAGGTCAGCATAATCAATCCGAACTGGATCTAATCCTAATTCTGACAATTTTAAAATCGATTCTTCAGTATCTACGAACTGAACCGCCTCAATTACTACAGGTTTCTTTCTGTATTTCATTTCTTCAGTCCTTTCTTTACACCCTCAATTATTCCGCTGAACACGGCCAGAATAATAAATATTAAAAACAAAAATACCAACCACCCTAAAGCAATTAGCACCCATTCCCAAATAAACATGTTTTTTTACTCCTTTCTAGGCATCATTTTTGAGTCTTAGCATTCTTTTCTACCCATTCTTTGAAAGCATCAAAAGTATTCATGTTTTTAAGAGACAAATACTTTTCAACTTCTTCAACGGCTTCATCAACTTTATCGTCATGAAAACAATAACCATTACCCGATAAATCAAAAATTTTATTTTTGTTTTTCTTATCGACAATCCATAACTCCTCACCATGCCAAGCGCTCTGTGGGTCGTAACATTTCTTAGATTGTATCTCAAGATCGTTATTTTCAATCAAGCCTATCAATTTTTTGTACTTATTCATCAAATACTCCTTTCTGAGCATGAAAAAAGCACTTAGATTTCTCTAGGTGCTTAAGTAACGAATTGCATTTTTGTATTTTTCAACACGGTCGTAGTCTGCGTGGGTAACAGATTTCAAGCGTGATAAATCTGAGTTATGTTTCAGGTCTGCAAGTTTTACAACTCTTGCTAAATTATTTGATTTAACTTTTTCAAAATATTCTTGATAACTTTGCCCTTTTTTCTTTGTCAATATTTGTATTGCCGTAACAACTTCGTTCGGCAAGCCAGCTATCAGCAAATCATCGGCAGTTACATCACTATCCTCAATCACATCATGCAAAAGAGCGACAGCTTTTTCTTGTTGAGTTTTGACTTGGCTGGCCACATAGAGAGGATGTTGTATGTAATCAATACCCGCTTTATCCACCTGACCTGCATGTGCTTTTTTTGCAATAGCTAAGGCAATATCAATCATGCCGCTACCATCCTGTCGATATAAGCAAATGCATCCTTTTCTGGAATTTCTTCGAAATCCGTGAAGTCATTGAAAAAGATTTTATTAAACCAATCAATGCTATCAACCCACTTTTTTTCGATATCAAAAACTTGCATGACACCATCAATTAAACGAAGCACTTGAGGATTGTTCGTCGTTGTGTGGTAGTATTTAATATCTTTCATATCACTTCACCCTCTCTATATTTTTAGGAATCTCAAGCTCATTGCTTAAATTAAGCATTTCTTTAAATAATTTCATACGTTCTCGGTCAGATATATTCGTATCACGATATTTCTCATAAAGCTCATGTAATGGACCATTCTTTAAATCAAAACTTTCCTGAGTATGATACTGCATTTCAAAGTTGATACCATCTTTTTCAACGACTGTATTCACACCTTTATATGGTCCATCTATTAGCCAAGTATTTTTTACTTTAACAACTTTATAACCCTCTGCAATAAGCTCCTGTTTCATCTTTAAATACTCTTTTGCAAAAGTATCGGAATCGAAAATAGTTGTATACCGCAAAGCATCGTTAATTTTACTTGTAGCCTTTAATAAACTTATATTTTCAGCTTGGCTATCTGTTGTAATTTTACGAGCTAATGACTCAGCTGTTTTCTTCCGAAATTCAAGACCAGCGAGTTTATTTTCACCAGCAATACGTTGCATATCGCTTGTGATTTTTGGCTCGGCTTTCGAAATCTTGGACAACAGTTGCTCACTATAGAATCTTGCTTTAGTTTCCCTTGTACCTTGATTATACCCCTTTTGTTTTCTTTTCGCAACATATTCGCTATACCACTCTTTATAAGTCATATCAGCAGGCACATACTCAACTTTACCTGTTTCTGGATTCCTTGCTCTACGTTCCAGTTTGCTGTAGTCTGCGTCCTCATCGTGTGCGATAGTCGTAGACCTGCACCAGGGATGCAGAGGTGGATAGTTCACACCAGGAACAGCCTTGTCCGTATCATAGACCTTATTGTCGTGTTCTTGACAAATCCGAGATGTCCGCCTGTCCAACACTGCCACAAATTTGTACTTTATGATTTCAGCATCTTCATAGCTGAGCAGTTCCATTTGATTGTGAAAGAACGCTGACTCAGTGCGAACCAAGCGCCTAGCTTTGCCTTTCCCGACCTCAAATCGTTCTGCGATGGCTTGAGATGTATCTCTTACACTTCGACCAGTCATGAGACTTACCAGGAGCTCGTCCTTCACGCTTGAAGCGAGCGCCCCTGTATTATCCCATATTCTGTCTGAGTAAGCTTCTCCTGTCCATTTTAGCCCCCTCAGGCGCTTGATTTCAGTTTCAGGTAAGTCAGAGAAGCTATAAGCGAGTCCTGTCTGCTGTTGCAAGTCAAAAGTAGCCTTATAATAGCTATCTTTCATCAAGTCGCTGTAAAAGGTATCTGAGCCATTCTTTTCAGAATGATAGATAGACTCACGCATACGGTCTAAATCGTCGTTCAAACGTTCTAAACGCTTCATGCGATAAGCGTAAGCTGGACTGTCTAAATCAGCAAGCAATCGTTGGATGTTCGGGTCATTTGGTCTAGCTTCAAGCATTCTGCGTAATTCAGCTAGGTCTTTTTTATTCTTCATAGTCTTTAAGACCTGGCGAGCAACATTCTCGCTTAAACCATAATCACGCTGAAACTTATCAAAGATCTTGTTGATTTGCTTGTCTAGATAGGTTTTTGATTGTCTGTAGATATCGTCAAACTTATCCGCTTGCTTTTCAGCCTTATCCATCTGTTCATAGATGAGATTAGCCTTCCTCTTCGCCCAATACTCCTCGTTCTTCATCTGTCACCTCTTCGTCTGGCTTCGTGTTAGCCTGATTAAAGAATGGCACACGTTCCATATTTTTCTCTTTCTCTTCTTCGAGTTCTTCTAATTCAGCATCAGGATCTTCAACGAATGGCAAGAGAGAAATAAGCTGACGAAGTGACACTTTGCCTTCAAGGTTATTGATAACTTGTGACAACTCAAGCAAGTTCTTAGGCAAACCACGGCTAAATTGTGGCACGATTGAATGTGCTTCAAGAGCTATCTGCTGCATACCTAGGTAATGAGCGAAGATAGCGATCCGCTGACGAATACCACGTTTGTAATTCGCTTCCTTGGTCTTAGTAATCATCTCAAGACCTAGCAACTTAAACTCCATGGCTACGCCCGAGCTATTGCCTGCAAAGTTCTCGTCCGTCAGGTTCGGTACGTGGCTAAAGGTGTAAATATCCTCTTTCAAGGCTTTACGTAGGATTTCAGTAGCGCCCTCGTCCAGTAAATTTTTCAAGAAGTCAGCCTTGGCATCCATTGGAAGCTCCAAAAGGCCTTCTTCATTGAGGATGGTCATAGCTTTGTGGGTTTCTTCTGGCGTGTCTCCTAATTGCGCACCATACAAGACAAGAATAGACTCGATCGCTTGTTCTTTGTCATTTACACGGTTACCCATTAATGAGTTGTAAGCATCAATCAAGCTGATTTGTTGTTCATAATCGCCAATCGCAAAATTATTATTCTTGTACTCGATGATTGGGATTTGACCAAGGTGGTGTGGTTCAACATCAAGTTTTTTCACATACGACCCTGACGAGTCACTCAAAACAATGTGATAGTGCAAGTTCTGTGTAAAAACCTCTGCCTGGTATGTCGTTGTGTCTTTTGTGTCGTCCTTAACCTCGTAGTAGTAAACCGCAAACAACGGTCTACGTTCAATACTATCATCGTAAACTATAAAGGTATTCTCGACATCAAGACTTGCTGAGTCAAGTTCGTTTAAACCTTCTTTGACATAGATGCATTCATAAGCACGGCCATAAATAGCCATATTAAGAGCGTTCTGCGTGTCCACTTGGTCAACTTCTGCATTGTCAAATGCAACTAGCAACGGCTCAAGGTCGCTCTCGCCTGTGTTGTTGTAGGTAATCGGACTACCCAGGAAATAACCTGTAGCCGTGTCTGCTATATCCTTCGCATGATTGGCTACCGTTCTAAAGTTCGGAGCGTTAGGATTGCGCCTTTCATGTCTGAGAATAGAATGCTCTCCGATGTAGTATCGTTTTAATTTTTGCAAACCCTCTCGCTCATTTGCATGTTTGCGAATCAGCTTATAAATCAATTCAGCATTTAGATTTGTTTCGTCATATCCATCCCGTGGATAGGTTAAGTATTTATACATGTTCTCCCTTTCTACAAACCATAAAGAGATTTTCTCTTAACGGTTGCCTTTGGTTGTGTTTGTTTTGAGTAAATCGCATAGCGTAACGCATCCAACACGTCGTCGTTCTCCTTGATTGGTTCGCCTGTTTTCTCATTCCAGATATACTGGTAAACTTCGTCTTTGAACTTGCTGACCTTATCTGATACAACAAAAAAGTGCCCAGCTTTCATGAGCTTAGCGACTTCTTCAATTCCTGACAAGACTGCTTTGTTTGCATTAAATGTCTTGATTTGTTCCCTTTGAAATCTAGCTACGTGTTCAGGTCGTGCACTATCCGCCCAAAACGTAATATTTCCATAGCGGGCTTTTATATCTTTAGCAACATCTACCCAGAAATCAATTTCTTGATGTTGGTGTGCGTGTTCTTCAATCAGGTAGGTGGAGCCGTCTGCCGACTCTCCGATAACCACGATAGAACCGTAGTGTTCATAACCCCAGTCGACACCAGCGTAGAATTTAGTGATATCTTCTGGAACGCCCTCGACATACATATCCTCTTTAAAATCACGATACACAGCGCCCTCTCCAGTTACCCATCGTCCATAGATACCACGGTCGGTAAACATGCCAGACGGGGTTGTAGCGATTAGGTTATCGACATACCGCTGATTTAAGAATGTATTATCAAAGATTGTAAAATGATTAGCAAGGATTTTCTCACCGTCAGCTTTATCAATATAATCAACCTTAAGCCAATGTTTCGGGTGGTCTGGGTTAGTATCACAGATAACTCTAGCACCAAGACCAGAGCAACGCTTTAGGATTTCGTCGAATACCTCCTTATTTGCCAACGTGGCCTCGTTTATATACGCTCCGAATGCTGTCATACCACGGATAGCTTTTAGACCCGCTATGGAGCCTGTAAACGTTGTGACGACATATACACCGAAAAGCGTGAAATTCCCGTGCCTGTCAAACTTGAAATCATGATTGTATGAGTCTGAAATTTCTCTCAAGATATTTGTTTGAAGCGTACCTGACGAAACAGCACCGAGAATGTACATCGGGTTTTTAACTCCGACTTTCTCAGCATTTCGCTTAGCTCGTTTTAGTTCCATCAAGAAAAGGTCATTGTCTAACTTAGTCTTACCAGCACGCACCGCCCCGTGATTGATCATCATGTACCAATCGGTAGCGACTGCTCGTTTTAAAATCTTTATTTGTTTATCGGTATATAGTCGCTCAAGTGCCATTGTTTAAAACATCCTCTAATTTATCAAAATAATCAGCCATGACGTCCTCTGATTTAGCACTACCGTCAAGCGTGACTCTGCGCTTCGCATTTTCCAGTCTCAAAGCCTCAATGCGTTCTTTTTGTTCCTTCTTATCAAGGCTATCCTTAGCATCTGTTGTAGTCAGCTTGCTGATTTGTTCAAAAGCTCGGACATTCCCTTTCATAGCTTTCTGCATCATGACCATAGCCAGGGCCATTTCATTGGTCGAGTCGAAGCCTAGTTCTTCGAGTTGCTTCTTCACGTTTGGACTTGCAACTTCAGCTTGCAGGATTGTCTCGAAAGCCTTTTTTAGGTTCGCTTTTTTTCTTCTCGCTTTACCTGAAGCGACTCCCGCTTTTTTGGCACTTTCTCGGCGTTCGCTCGGAGTTCGTTCTGAATTTTTTATCAAGTTTTGCTCATTAGCCATCGCCTCACTTCCTTTTCAAAAAAAATACAATCAATTCAATTTAACAGCTTCTCTTCCTGTCTCTTTTTCCCAACGTCTGATAATCAAATCGACGTATTTTGGTTCTAATTCATTGATATAACACGTCCGTCCTAGCCTCTCGCAAGCGATAAGAGTTGAACCACTTCCTCCGAAAACATCCAAAACAACATCGCCTTTCCGAGTTGATGACTTGAGCATAAGCGCTACTAGCGCGAGTGGTTTGGGAGTTGCATGCCAACCTGCGCTATCTCTCTCATCCCCGCTCGTTCTACTAAAATGTAATACATTATTGAAATTCGCATGTGTCGCATCAAAGAAAGCGCGGGTCTCGTCGTAGTCCTGTTTGATACGGTCGTAGTCCTGTTTGATACGGTCGTAGTCTAAGTTCCATTCGTTTCCATAATAGTCCGCTATCTTCTGGAATTGCTCCAATGGTATGAATAACCATTGGGCCTTTGTGAACCAATGTGAGTACATCCCGACTCCTGTTATTTCTTTCAATTTCTTTGATGTCAATCCTACGCGCTCGGCAGCCTCTGATAGTGGCTTCCTGATCACCTCGTAACCTTCAAAATAATTATTCAAGTTTGTATTAAAACCTTGGACGCCTTTCATCACAAAAAGGCATTTTTCATCTGCTATCGGGTACATTCTGGCGAGCTTCGACATTTGCCCTTGAGTGTTTCCTTTGTCCCAGGTCAGAAGGTTTCGGAAGGTGATTTCCTGCGCCTCTTTCATTGGTCGTAAGATATTACTATATAGGTCCATGAGTGGCTCGTCTATCCCCCAACAATACCAGCTCCCGACTTCTCGCATAGCGTCGAACGTGATAGGGACCCATTTCTTGTTGAATTCTAATAAATCATCGTAATTCAAATTATCATTTCGCACCCCATCCTTTTCCTTTTTCATGCCGTAAGGTGGATCTGTATAGACTGTGTCGACCTTGGCACCATCTAGTAACTTCTGAATATGCGTCGCATCTGTGCTATCTCCACAAGCTAGTCTATGCTCTCCTAACTGAAAAATATCGCCTGGCTTAATGTTTGTTTCTCGTAATTCCTCGTCATATTCATCTTGTTCTACCTCTTCGACATCTTCGTCTATTTCTTCAATCTCTTCAAAATCAAAGCCAAAATCTTCCATATTGATATTTGTGATATCTTCGAGTTCTAACTCTAAAATTTCCATATCAAAACCAGAGTTCATCGTCAACTTATTGTGAGCCTAAATGTACGCTTTCTTCTGCTCGTCCGTCATATGAGATAAACGAATAATCTCAACTTCGTCATAGCCCAGTTCTTTTAAAGCGACAAAGCGTCCGTGCCCTTCAATAATAACGTTATTTTCATCAACCGCTATCGGGTCGTTATTTCCAAATTCCTTGATTGACTTCTTAATTTGTTCAATTTGTTCGCGAGGGTGTAACTTAGCATTGTTCTCGTATTCAGTTATTTCTGAAATATTGATTTTTTCTATTTTCACTTTTGCCTCCAACAGAACCAAAAAACACATATCCAAACGATACGTGCTTTTTGTGTTATATGGTCTCTCGATTTTACTTTGTAATATCGAGGGGCTACGGACCTCGAATGGAATCGATATTATATTTACCTTTCTTTTTTTATTTTTGCGTAGCCTTTACGACGACACCTGGAATTGAACCAGGAGCACCTACTCAAGGGAGCAACAAATTAGGAGAGAGTGCCAGAACCTTTCTCATCGTCTAGAGAGGCCGTAGCCTCAATTTTCATAAAGGAGTATCATCTGCCTCATCATTTGATACTACCATTTTATCAGTTTAAAAACTTCATGCCTGTACAATCACTATCATTTGCTATCAATTCGCTAAGGATACTGTCAAGTTCTTTCATCGCTTGCTTTTTCAACCTGTAGTAGGTAGGCAAACTGATGCCACCAAGACTATCGCAAATATCATCTGCATACATCTTATTGATGTAGGTCATCCGTAAGATTGTCCGATATTTTGGATTTGATAGCCTGTTGATCATCCTACTTAGTTCTAGCTTTCTGTCAATGATCGTCTTTGTGTCTTGCTCGATTGCATCCTTCATAGTTATCAACTGAGCATACACGTCGTCAATCTTCCTTGGTTGCCCCCCTTTAACCTTAACCTCGGACCACTTAGGACTTGAGAGCAGGCCAGCTTCAAGTTCGTTGATTTCGTCTATTCTGCTCTGGATATCCATGTCGAGGTTTTGCAACTCGCTCAAAAGCTCTTTTGCCTTCACTCTCTATCTCCTTTATGATATAATAATATTATTGAAAACGTTGTCGGGGTAGAGTGAATGCCTCGGTTTTTTTATTTTAGTAGCTATTGAGTATCCTCATCGTCTTTTCATAGCTTAGATATACTTTTGCTCTTTCCTCCTCGTATCCGAATACTTTTGGAATTCTGAAGTAAATGATTGTAGCGTTGTCATGTTGTTTGACAACTGAGAAAATGTGCTTGAGCAAATCTTTTCTAAAAGCTACGTTAGGAAAAGTTACAAGCTCGGGCTTGTATACACTAGCCATTTTTGGTGGGTTTTTAAATCCTGAATATGGGTGTCTTTTAGGCTTCATTCTTGTTCTCCATTTCCTCGATCAACCAATCAAGGTTCTTTCTAGCTTTCTTCAAATCTTCCAGACCATTCTTCTTCTGGAATCGCAATTGATACTTCAAAGCATTTCCAAGAAAAAAGCCTTTCAGCTGTTCTGGTGTCATGAAATTTCTTAAAGCATCGATAGATTGCATGCCATACCGACCTTGGTAATGACTTGGGTTGTTTACATTGTCATTTTTTTCTGGTTTCATTTGTTATCCTCCAAAAGTCCCGGATTTTCGTAGACATTGCCGATGATTTCAAAGTGATGATAAGCTAGAAATAGTGGGTCCCATTCTGAAACCCTTTCTTGCATTTCGTCTACAAATCTGTAAATAAAACTTGCGTAAGAACCGTGCCATTTGACAACTGCTTTTCTGCCTTTGTAATCAACTATATCCCCCTCAAAGATTTCCATGCCATTTTTATCTTTTATTCCTGTTGACTGCATGAGGTATTTATCATCAATCGTCCAGCCTTTTAAGTAATTGCATGTGAGCTTTTTGCTATCGTTAGCATAGACATTACTATTCCAGATAATCAATTCATCATTAGTAAACATCTTTTGTCCATGTATATCCCACGCTCTAAACTTTGGTATCATTCTGTTACCTCCTCAACTTCAATCCCTGGGCAATCAAACACCCAGCCAAAGCCAGTTTCTTCTAGTTCTTTGCGGGTGTGGTTTGTACAATGATTTTTATCATTACCACTTATACCAAAATACCAAGTACCAAGGTTTTTGTTACGGGCTAAATAACCATTCATAGAATTCATACCTTTCACTTTCGCCCGATACCGCTTCTCTTCCTCGACCTCGTAACCGTCAAGCCAAGCGCGAGCCAAAACTTCGATATTATCATCTGTATAAAACCA